CAACGTTTTAGCGATAGCAAAAGCTGAACTTTTAGCTACACAATCTCTAGTAAATGGACAATCCAACAATAAGGAAGGTGAAGCCACTACCAAGGAACAGGCAAGCAAACTTGATAAAGAGCTATCAGAATTGCCAGATCAACTCGGGCCCGAAGTTAAACAGCAAGAAGCAAATTTAAAAAAATCAGAGTCCGTAGTAAATCCTAGCGAATCAAAGGAGGGAAAAAAAGGATTATTCTCTAGATTTAAAAAGGAGAAAAAATCTGAAGGAGAAAAGGTAGAAAGTTTAGAAAGCCTAGCTGCTAAAGAACCTGTGTCAGGTAACCTTTCAGAAGAGTCAAAGGAAGAAAAGAAAAAATCAGCTTTGCTTTCGAAAGTGAGTAAAGGAGCCGAGAATGCTTTATTTTCTGCAGCGGGTTCTGCTACGGGAAAACTTGGAATCGCCAGTCCCTTAGCTAAAAAAGGTCTCGGAGCCCTCAAAAATAAGATAGATAATAGGGGAAATGCTAAAAGCATCGAAAATCAAACTGAATTGGGTAAAAAGCCAGCTTTAGTTAGCGATGTTAAAAAGCTTTCAGTTACACCTAAGAAAGAATTGGGTAAGGAGCCAAAGGAGCCAGCTGATAAAAGGCCTAATGAAAAATCTTCTACTGCTCCATCCACTTCAACGGAAACCTCAAAAAAAGAGGATAATAAAAAATCTGAAAATAAGCAAAGCAGTACTTCAGAAGTCGGAACTTCTAAGGATATGCAGGATATAAAGAATGCGCTTTCGAGGATAGCTGCTATATTGGAAGGACCCCTTACTGTTTCCCCTATGGAATCTCCATTTAGACCTGATTCTAGAAGAATCTAAAAAATACACAGAAATATTTTTTTTCCTCGTTTCTATTTCTTATGTTTGTAGAAATTATAAATCTATGGAGTTATCCGAACTATCAGTCCTTTCTGGAAGAGAAGTAGTCTCAAAAGATTTCGATTTTTCGAATCCTAATTTTTTAAACATAAATAATTGGAGCGTTAAAAAAATCGGAAATACATTCGATATTTCGTGGGACCATTCCGATGTAATGGCGGATAGTCCTTTGTATGCGGGAAACCTAAAGGCTATGAAAAATGACCTCATATACTTGCAAATGTCAAGTACTTGGGGTAAAAATTCTCATTGTAAGAGAATGCAAGTTGGGTGCCTTATGGTTAAGGATAAATCCATAATTTCGGATGGATATAATGGATCGCCCACCGGATTCCCTAATATATGTGAGGATGAGAATATGGTTACCCTGCCATATGTTCTACATGCAGAAGCTAATGCCATAACAAAGTTAGCTAAAAGCACACAGAGCTCGGACGGATCAACATTGTATGTCACACTATCCCCGTGTTTCGAGTGTTCTAAACTTATCATCCAATCCGGGATAAAAAGAGTAGTTTTTTCCGGAGTTTATAGAAAGCCAGAGTCTATACCGTTTCTAATAGAAGCGGGGATAGAACTATATAGAATTAACCAATTTGACCAAATTTAACCAATGCAAAAAGAGACCAACATCCAAAAACTAGCAGAAGACTTCATTCTAACAAAAACAGACAAATCATTCGGTGATTTATTTAACAGGCTAAAGCCTGGAGTATCAAATCACTGTTTTCTTATTTTAAAAGATCCAGAACTAGCCGAAGACGCTTTTCTTAATACCATGTCAAAGATATGGCTTAAGATCGATCAATACGATATGGAGAGAGGTAACTTCTCTACTTGGTGTTATAATATTGCAAGAAACGAATCTCTCCTCCTTATGAAATCTAGGAAGAGATTAGTAAATCACGAAGACCTTGATCTTGAATATCTATCATCTAAAAATACGATAGGAGACCTAGGAGGATTTTATACCATTGAAGACGACCCAGCTTATGGGTTTTTTAGTGAGGAAAATACTATCGATTCAGTGTATGAATCAGTATTGGATGAAATCCGGTCCTTACCTGAAACATATCGGGATATTATGATAGACAGGGAAATTAACGGGATGAAGTATAAGGACATTGCTGAAAAATATGGTATAAAGAAAAGATCGATAGCTACCAGAATCAGAAGAGCTAGAGGAAGAATCCGCAAAAAAATGGACGGGAAACATTAATAGTAATCCCCAGTATAAAAAATAAAGAATAATATGTGGTTAGCTATATTAAAATTTTTTAGAGTATATCGGGATATTAAAATCTACCGGGACTACCTTAAAATAGTAAACAAAGAAGCAAAGGATTCCCCTCTGTGGACTAGAAACAGATTGAGAGTTGATTGGTTCGGTAGAATTTATACCGTAGTTAATCTACCCCCGGAGGTAATTTACTCTGTGGATTTACCGAAAGAGTCCAGACCTTCTTTTGTTATGAACGAACTGAAACCGGTGAATGAGTATTTAAAATCTCTAAACCTGGAGGAAATAATAACTGTGGGATTAGAACCAGTAAAGGGGACTAATGACGAATCTTATTTGGTAGTTTATCAATACGTTTTTAGAGAATTAAGCTGGATTTGGATATTCAGATTCCTGTTAGAAATTTCTTTAATAGGATTTGCCATTGCGAATAGAAGTTACATAATTAATCTGTTTTCTTAATGGATCCTAGACTGATAAATGCTAAGAAAGAGATAGAGAAAAAGCTTGAAGTTTTTCGGGATAGAAATTTTACCTTTGACGAACCTTCACACGTATATAGGTACAATACTTCCAAGTTTGATTCAGTAACAACTTTTCTTAAAACATTCAAAGTTCCATTTGACCGTGAATACTGGTCAAAAAGAAAAGCTGAAGAGAGAGGGGTAGACGTTTCTGTGGTTCTTAATGAATGGCAGGATAAAGCTGATGTTGCTAATAATCTAGGTACGAGAGTTCATAAATGGATAGAAGATTTTTGGAGTGGTAATGCTCCTGCTGTACCCGAAGATGTTGTTCTCAGAGAAAGGATTGATAAATTCATGGAAGTCTATGATAAAAGATTAAGCGTTCTTTTACCGCTTAAATCGGAGTTAAAGATATTTTCTAAGAAATGGAGGCTTGCAGGAACTATAGATCAGCCATTTCTTTTTTGGGCAGATGATCATAATATGCCATTTCTCATAATAGGTGATTGGAAAACTAATGGTGATTTTAAACATGACGATCATCCTAAGGGGAGATACAAGAAACTTCTAAGACCTTTTTCGCATCTTTATGAGAATAGTCACAACGAGTATTCTATACAGATAAGTCTCTATCGTCTGATCTTGGAGGAGGAAGCTAATATACAAACTCACGATGGATTTCTATGCCACCTAGGTCCTGAAGGTCCTGCTAAACTGTATAGAACAAAGGATCTCAGAGAACCCCTAAGAGCTTACCTGAATGATAATAGAGTAGATTTTGATATTTTTTCTATAGATTAGAAACATTTCTTTTTGTAACAACTAAAAATCAATAAATATAAATATAATATGGCAAAGAAAAATTCATCTGAACTACAAGAAGGACCAGGGGCATCATCAGCTATCGACTTCGAAACGCTGAACCAAGAAACAGGTCTTTCAATAGACAAAGATCTAGTTGAATCTTTAGAATCTCAGATTAAATCTAAAAAGGAAGAGATCCAAACTAAAGTTTATGCGGTTTCCCTTACTAAGGAACTTATGGAAAGTTACGAGAGATTTATGACAGAGGAAGCTGAATGGAATGCAACTGAAGCTCTAGGAGTTAGAGAAGTTAATAAACAAATCCAGAAGATTAAAAAAGAGGGGGTTAAAAGTGGCGTAGTTTATATGCCTGCTTTACCTCTTGAAGCAAGTCATTACTTTATCTCTAAGGGTAAGGGCAAAGGTTTAGCAAGTGCAGAAAACTTCATTAGCTTATACAAACCTTTTGATCAGGCATTAGCTGATGCTAAGAAGGACGTTTCGGAGATCAAGGATCTAGAAAAACAATTAGCTGCTGCTATGCAGGGAGTTTCATTGGGATAAAAATATAAACCTACCATACAAAAAGCCAGGTCCATTTTAGGGTCTGGTTTTTTTGTTGTGTTTCGTTATAGATATATAAAGCAACTAAAAACCAGATATATGAAAACATTAGAAAAAATCAAAGAATATTCTTGGGCTATATCCCTAGTTCTTATCCTTATGGTTCTATTAAGACAATGTGGGGTTAATCGAGATATAGACAGAATGGAAAAACAGTCCAAAATACAGAGTTCTTATATGGATTCAATTTGCACAAGAAACGAGATTAAAAAGATCGTTGAAATAGAAGGATTGAAGGCAGAAAAAAGAATGATACAGTCAACAGATAGAAAGATTATGGATGTTAATAGACAATCCCAAATCGATCTTGAGATTAAAAAATTGGAAAATTCTAAATAATGAAAAAGAAAACGACTAGTTATTTTATAATAGGTACGTTCGTTACTCTATATCTTCTTGTTTCCGTAATTTCGACAATCCACGTAATAGATTTCTTTAAACTTTCCAATCCCGATTGGTTAGCTATAAGCTTAGCTGTTGCATTCGAAGTCGGAGCGGCGGCTTCTCTTGCTTCTCTCATTACCCTAGAAAAAATGAATAAGGGTATAGTTTGGGGACTATTTATAATATTAACCCTTATGCAAGCTATGGGTAACACGTATTACGCATATACCCATTTGAAGGATTTCCAGGGTTGGATAGAATTATTCGGTCTCACAGAGGAAGATCTTATATACCAGAAAAGGGTTCTTTCTATAGTTAGCGGTGCAATATTACCTATAGTTGCTCTAGGATTTATAAAGTCTTTGGTTGATTACATTAAACCATCAGATTCTGATGTAACTGAAGTAAACTCGGATGCTCCAGAGACAGTAACTGATAATGTAGAGGAAGTGGAAGAGATTAAGGAAGAAGCTGAACTTGATCCCATCATAGATTCTAGTATAGGATCACAATCTACTCCGCAGCCCGAAGTGATTGAATCGATAAATAGAGGAAGATATGAAACTTCTGTTCATGTTGATCCGATGAAAATAACGTAATATAAAGTGTCAGATCAAGATACAACATCATATAACTTTGACGGAGGTACCGCCACTTCAAATGGCTCCGACTCCCTTTCGGCGGGATCAGCGGGATACCCACTTAATCCAATGGAAGGTGCCTCGGGAGGATTTGATACAGTTTATACAAATATAGCATTGACTAGAGCAGCACTGCCTAGAATAGATGCTACGTTTAGAGAATTTAACGAAAAGCCCGAACTCAAATTTATAAAGGAATCTTTTGTAGTAACGCAGAAAGCTAATACATTGGATTACCTGGACGTTGCTAGTTTTTTTCATCCACTTCAGGGATTTTCTGATTTTCAAAAGCAGACTTTTGAAATAGGACCTCAGAATAGTGTGAATATAGACACAGGAGGACTGGAAGGAACATCTGGCGAGGCTTCTATGATAGTTGCTAGAGCCTATTATCTTCCTGAAGCTGACTCTGACGAGAAACTTTTATTCTGGGACTATAAGAACGGTGGTAGAAATACTATGGGTAAATTAATGATCCTAACAGGAGCAGTTAAAGAGGGAACAAATTGGAGGGGATGGGATCTAGATCCTTTTTCTACTTACGGTCATACTGGTCCTGCTAATGTTGGGTCTGGAGGTATATCTTTTACCAATCCGACGAGTAGAGTCGTAAAATTAACCATAATCACAGCTAACTAATAAAATGGCAACTAAACCAATAACATGTCCTTATGACGAAGGGGTAGGATTTAGATTCTACAGAAGTAACCTTGTACTTGATGAGGGCAACACCAATAACTTGCCAATATACCTAGAGATGAGCGATCTTGTGGACGAGTCTGTTTCTTTTAGTAAAAGCAGAGTTATATTAAAGGCGGGTAAGTGCTATTTACTAAGCCAAACGGACATAGGTGACAATCAGGGATATGTTTCTTTTATAGCGGTTAAGGCCGTTTATCCTTCTTCTACTGTGGAATCTAGGAAATATATTCAGTGGACATATCTTAATGACACGTATTATATGGGCGAACTTATGGTTCTTTCTGGAAAGAAATTATCTGCTTCTGATTCAATAAACGAGGGATGGCTACTTTCCAAACCTGGCGTATATTCAAATCTAGGTGGTATAGTTTTCTGTAATCCTCATTCGGATGTTGACGTTAAACTAGAAATCCTAGTGTGTAAGTGATAAAATGAGGCGGGATATTAAATATATAGTAAAAAGTTTTTATCCATAGCATGGATATATAAAAAGATTAAAAAAATAAAAGACCATGGATTTTATAAACCAAGTTAAAAAACTGAAAGAACTAACAAAATCACCAGAGGTTAGACAAATCTGCGAGAGCTATCTTAGCGGATCCTCTGAGATGACTGAATCACAGGTTCTTGCCGCTCTTAATGAGCAAGCTTCAGCTGAAGCAACACCAGAATTAAAAAATCACTGGGATTCTATAAAAAATGAGCAAATGGAGGAATCTAAGAAAAGAGCTTCTGCTTTAATGGAATCTTGGGGAGGATTAAAAGGTAATGCTTCTCTAAATAATGCTGGTTCTTATATCGGAAACGAAAAAAAGGAAGAAACTAACGAATCACTTTTAGAGAGTCTAAGCAACTTAGAATCAAGCGACGATAGTACAAGATCTTTCGTAGAAGCACAAGGACTTAAAAATTTAGGGATTCTTGAATCTATCGGTAAGATAAAAGGTCTTTCAATCTATGAATATCCTAAGGTTAAAATAGTTTGTGAGCAATACGCAAACATCATATCGAATAAGAATGTACCTGAAGTTTCTGTTATCCACAACTTTGTTGCTGAATTAGAGGCATTCAAATGGGACGTTACACTTTTACCTATCATAGAAAATCTTAAAGGTAAAATCGATAAATTCTCTAGAGAAATCGAGGTATCTAAAGTTTTAGAATCCATTAAAAATAGCGGTAACTCTAGTTTCTATTCAGAACTTAGCGAATCTTTAAACAACTGGTTAATTTCAGAAAGCAAATCTTCAGGATTACTTTCTAAGGAAATTTCAAAATGGTCTTTTAATCCTGTTGTTAGAAATTTAATCAATTACTTGAATGTTAATGAGGCATCCGATTCTAGAAAATTAGAAATCCCCGTTAATGCACAAGGAGAATCTAGAGTAGGAAGAGTTTATTCACCAATCTTAATTGAAGGTGAAAAAACTATCTTTGCTATAGGAAATAGCTTATTTGAAGCTGAAGCAGGATCTTTCAGAAAACTAAGCACTAAGGAAGTTGCTTCAGTTCCTTCTGATTATATCGGATTAGTTAATGCTTCACTTAGACCTTACGTTAAAATCAACGAAAACGGAATTCTAGTTCAGCTAGGCAAAAAATATGTTAGCTTGGTAGAAGAGAATGAAGGTGTATCTGTTTACTTGGGTAAATCTAAACTAAACTTCAGAAGCGTAGGTGAACTAGCTAAAGTTCTAGGATTAGAATCAGCTTCTCACTTTGCCGTAAATGAATCACAAGTAGTTGGTGATATTGTTAATCTTTATGTTAACTTCTCCAATATAGTTGAATTAGATTTTGCTAAAAACATAACATCTAATATTTACGAAGGTGTATCAGTAAACCTAATCAAATGGAATAACGAAATCTATCTTCAAAGAATTAACGAGGGAATGAGAGAAAATTCAGTTTACAAAGTAAACGGATCTCAAGCAGTTAAAATGGTTAAAGACTATCTAAGATATGACATCTCGGAGGGATTAACTGAATTCTTAGAGGGAGAGCAAAAGCTTAAGTCTATCATGGTTAATGACAGAACTAAAGTATTGGAAAACATTTCTAGAGTAGAAGGCGAAATCAATAAGATTGAGAGATTAATGGAAAGCAATCCTTTATATGCTGCTTCAAAAGAAATGAAATCAGCACATTCTTTACTTAATAACGAACTTTCAATATTAAGAGAAAAATGGAACCAAATTAATATCGAGTTAAAAAACATTGAGGATTCTCCAGAAATGGATTATATCTCAGAGGACGAGAAATTCAATATCGGTGATTATATCAAAGTTAAAGAATCAGGAGAAACAGGTAAGATTATTTCCGTTGATGCTTCTTCAGGAAGATATACAGTTCTTTTAGACACAGGCAAAACATCTGATTTCTTAGTTAACGAAATCTCTGACTTAGAAGAAGCTTTAAGTCAAGCAGCTGAAAAAAATGCAGACGAAAAGGGTGAAGAGGAAGAAGGTGGAGAAGTTAAAGAATCCGACGAAATTTCAAGAAATTTGAATAAATCAGCATTAAGCGAAGAAGAACAAAAAGCTTTATTAAAAACTTTTGCTGATGGGCACGGATTCACTAAAGCTCCTAAAGGAGAAGGCGATGAAATTGAGATGGAATTAGATCACATGCACGGTTACAATCTAACCATGAATGAAGCTAAGGAAAAAGCTGCAACTATGGCTAAAGCTCCAGGAAATAACAAGAAAGAAAAAGGTAAAGTTGAGGGAGAAGATAATCTAGATGACAATGCACCAGAGACTAAAGGTAAAACTGAATTTGAAGGTGAAGATGCAGATGGAAAGAACAAAGAGATCGGATACAATCTTAGAGAAGGAGCAGAATCTGAAGGAGAAATGGTAGAAGCACCAGAATCTGGTAAATCTGCAAAAGAAACCAAAGGTACTACTAGCACTAATATGGTAGAAGCTCCAGAATCTGGTAAAGGACATAAAGAAACTAGATACGTATCTACCTTAGATAAATTTATGAATTTAGCTCAAGCTCCAGGAGCAGAAGGTGACATCGATTTCGAAGTAAATGACGAGATGGGTTACAACCTAGACGAATCTGACGATTTAAAAAAAAACTAAGTCGTAACTTCTATTTCGCTCCGAAATTTGATAGTCAAAAGACTCCGGGAAAAGAATTCGTCGATTCATCTTCAGGGAAATTAAGCAAAGCCCCAACAGGTAAAGAGCAGGAGGAACAGGAAGAAGAATTAGATTCTAAAGAAGATTCCAAATAAGATAAAATTAACGGAGAACGTAGTCTTACTACGTTCTCTTTTTTTTGAAATATTTCCATTTTTTTCGACTAGAAAGAAATGACCAACCTTCAAAATAATAAAGAATTAATGGCAAAAGACTATGTTAGAAATAGTGATCTAATTATCGCTGTTATAGAATCCAAAAAAGCGGGTAAACTTACCCCCGAAACTATAAGAATGTTTACCCTAATGATTCAGGGTATATCTAAAAAAATGGCCTACAAAGACCCAGAGGATAAAGAAGATTGTATGGCGTTTGCTATGGAAGACCTATGTAAATATTGGGATAGATTTAATCCAGAAAAATCCAACAATCCTTTTGCTTACTTTACACAGATAGCAAAAAATGGGTTTGCTAAAGGCTGGAAGAAGCTACACCCACCCAAAAGCCCAAAGACAATTCCATTTAGCTATATAACGGGAGACGACAACTCTTATAATATCTAATAAGAATTATGACGGATATAAAAAAAGTAAAACCTAACGGGGATTACAAATCCGGAAAATTTGAACCCTCCAACCCAGATAAGTATATCGGAGATATTCACAATATAATATACCGATCATCCTGGGAATATCGTTTTTGCGTTTATTGCGACACCAACGAATCTATATTAAAATGGAGCTCTGAGCCAATAGCTATTAAGTATATCAATCCCTTGGATAAAAAGGAACATGATTATAATGTAGATTTCTATATAAAGGTTCTTAAAGAATCGGGGGAAGAGCAACAGTGGATAATAGAGATTAAGCCAGAGAGGCAGACTCAAAAGCCAATATACGAGGGAACTATGACCCTCGCTAAACTAAAATCTTACAATCATAGTATGCAGGTTTGGATAACCAATCAAGCAAAATTTAAAGCTGCCAAAGAATGGGCAGAAAAAAGAGGATTTAGATTCGGTGTGGTTGATGAAAAATTCTTGTTTAAAAGCAAATGAGTTATTCCGAGTCTGTATTAAAATACAAGAAAGAATTTGGAACTGTTGCTGATGTCGTAAAGAATACAGACGACATATTCTCAAGCAAGTATTTTTCTGGGGGTTCTTCGGAGAAAACTTTTTCTCCGCCTTTTATACCAGGAGAAATATACTCCTTTCCATATCCTACAGATAGTGTAATAACGGAAAAAAGAAAGTTTATAGATAGGAATCCGATAGTCTTATGTACAGGATCTTATCAAACTAAAGAAAATGGGGTTATAATAAAGGGCATAGATCTCATAGTTACCCCTCCCGAATACCGAATTAAAATACTAGGTAAGGTTTATGATAACTTTTCAAGTTTAATAGAAAAAAATCAAAATCACTATACCAAGGGAGGAGCAATAAGTCCATTGCCACTAAACGACTCTAATCTCAGATTACTTTTATCTGGTACCGGCTATGAATTTTCTCTATTCGGTTTCAAGACAAGTTTCATAAGGGAAATTAATATATTGGATTTGGATGATTGGTATAAACTTCCTTATTTAAGGAGGGCTGATATAGAGGGCTTGGACATCCAGGGGATATATAAGGAATATCAATCGAAATTAATTTAAGCTTCGATGCTAGAATAATTAAATAATACTAAATGGCCGGTTTTGTAGACAATAATGATCCATCACAATCCCCTGTTATACAGAGGATTAGGGAATCCGCAAGGAAGCTGAGCACTTTTGGTATGAAATATGATGACATGGTCATCAGAAACTCACAGGCAGTAGGTGTTACTGAAGCAGCCTTTTTGAATAAAAATAAGGCTAATGTGGAAGATGAGAGCATGCTTTGGACCTTAGCAAAGCAGGACATTACCACAAAACAGTTTATTTCATATTTTGATAAGGATTACAAGGGTAAAAGAGATTATTTAAGAAAATTCTCTCTCAATCCAGAGATTGAATGGGTTCTTGATACAATATGTGACGAGGCTATTTCTTATGATCCTGCCAACTTTTTTGCATATCCTGATTTCATAGATCTTTCGGACATAAACGAGAAACTTAAGGATGATCTTTATGAGAACTTCAAAAAACTCTATGATATCTGGGGATTCACTGATGATATAACCGGATGGCAATATTTCAGGCAGTTCTTGGTTGATGGGTTTTTATGCTTTGAGATAATTTACGATAACGAAGGGAAAAACATAATAGGATTTAAAGAATTAGATCCGGTTACTATAGTTCCTAGCGTAGAGAAACAAATAGATGGTACATTTGTTAATACCTGGACTCAATTTCCTCAGGACCCTAGGAGAAGAAGAATTTTATATGATCCCCAAATAATATACATTTCTTATGCTAAAGGAAATGCTATATCTAGAGTAAGTTATATCGAGAGACTAATTAGACCGTATAACATCTTAAGAATTATTGAATATACCAGAGTTATTTGGTCTGTTATGAATTCTTCTTTTAGATTAAAAATGACAGTTCCGATAGGTACTAAATCCCCACAAAAAGGTATGCAAACTTTGGGTGAACTTATGAGTATCTATAAGGAAGATATACAGCTTAATGATGATAGCGGTGAGCTTTTAATTGACGGTAAACCAAAGATACAGTTTTATAAAAACTATCTAATGCCTTCCGGAGTCAACGGTACACCTACTATAGAGCCTGTTAATACTGAAGGACCTAATCTAAACGATCCAGCACCATTATCTTACTTTTTCGATAAATTTGTACAAGAGTCTAAAGTACCGCCTTCGAGATTTCATAATCCCGACGGAGGAAACACATCTCCATATTCAAATGGAGCTGAGGGATTGGACAAAGAGGAAATAAGATTTGCAAAGTTTGTAGAAAGACTTAGATCAATTTTCCAGGAGATATTAACGAAGCCTCTTTGGATACAGATGGCTAAGAAACATCCACATTTGGAGAAAGATTTTCTTTTTAAAAGTCAATTAGGATTAGATTATTTCTCTGATAATCCTTTTAAGATAAATCAGGAAATGGATGTGATTAATAAAAGGAAAGAGTCGGTTACTGCTATGGCAGGATTGGTTGGCGATGAAGAAAAGCCTTATTTTTCTACAGCTTTCCTTATAGAGACCTTCCTTGGAATGTCCAGACAAGATATTATAGCAAATAAAGAAGCTATAGAAAGAAAGGAAAAAGAGAAGAAAAAAGAAGGTGGTAAAGAAGGTGAAGAAGGAGAAGGCGGTGAAGCACCGGAAGTAACACTATAAAATAAGAAATGGCAGGATTTTTAGATTTTTTAAGACCTAACGAGTCAGCTTTAGGTAACATACTCCGAAGCCTTGGAAAAGTGTCCAAGTTTGGAATGGAGTATGATGATATGGTCGTTAGAAATTCACAGGCCATAGGTAAGACCGAAAGTTACTTTTTTAACCAGCAAGGTACTGGATTTACGCAGGATGATGCCTTTTATTGGACTGCTTCATATCAGGATACTAAGGTAAGAAAGTATATCGCTTATTTCGATAAGGATTATATCGAGAAAAGAAACTTCTTAAGAAAATTTTCACTCAATGGAGAGATTGAATTTATTATTGATACGATTACAGACGAATCTATCACCTACGACGATAGAAATTACTTTGCTAACCCTTCTTTCGTTAACCTAGATCTTAAGGAAAAAGTACTAGAAAAAATATCAACCCACTACAATCGTCTTTATAATATTTTCGGATTCCAGAATAGTATTCTTGGATGGCAGTATTTTAAGCAATTTTTGGTTGATGGATTTCTAGCATTTGAGATCATCTATGATAATAAGGGCAAGGAAATAATAGGATTTAAAGAGCTGGATCCATCTTCACTTCAGCCTGCTGTTGAAAAGATCGGAGAAAATGAATACCAGCAATTTTGGATACAATATCCAAAAAATCCTCAAATGACTAGAAAATTAACCAACGAGCAGATCGTTTATATTTCTTATGCAAAGGGTAATAGTGTTTCTAGAGTTAGTTACATAGAGAGATTGGTTAGGTCATACAACATTCTGAGAATTATGGAAAATTCCAGAGTTATATGGAATGTGATGAATGCCTCTTATAGATTAAAGTTTATTATACCAACAGGGACTCAATCACCTCAGAAAGCAATGCAGACTTTGGGTCAGTTAATGTCTAACTATAAGGAGGATATTAACATAAACGATGCTTCTGGTGAATTGACCGTAAACGGAAGACCTAAGGTTCAATTCTACAAGAACTATCTATTTCCTGAACAAAACGGTCAATCACCTCAGATAGAATCACTTAATCCAAGCGGTCCTGATTTTAATGTCATGGACAACGTTCTTTATTTTTACAACAAATTAAAGATGGACTCTAAAATACCTTATGCTAGATTTGCTTCAAGATCTGCAGGCCCCGTTAACTATCAGATTGGAATAGACCAGCTAGAAAGAGACGAGATAAGATTTGAAAAATTCTTAAGGAGATTAAGATCAATATTCCAAGAGATCCTGGTTAAGCCTCTTTATATTCAGATGTGTTTGGATTTCCCTGAACTCTCTAGAGATAGAAGTTTTAAAACAAATCTTGGATTAGATTTTCACAGAGAAAGTGAATTTGAAGAAATGGTCCAGCTTACTAATTTTTCAAAGAGATCTGAATTCATAAAGGGGCTAGGTGAACTAAAGGTTAAAGTAGGCGAGGAGGAAAAACCATACTTTGATAACGATTATCTTATACAAAGATTCCTTGGTCTTACCCCAGATCAAATAGCGACAAATGAGTCCTATAAAAAGAAAGAGGAAAAAGCTGCTCCTAAGAAGGAAGAGGGTGCAGAGGGTGAAGCAGCTCCTGCTGAGGGTGAAGCAGCTCCTGCTGAAGGTGAAGAAGCACCTGAGGTAACATTGTAATATATCTCTTTATAAGCACTATCTACTCTATACTATACTAACACATTAAATCAGGATTAAATCTTAAAATAGGTGTGTTAAAATCAAAAATAGGGATAGTATAGATTATCCCTGATTATTCATCTAAATATTTTTTTTAACCGTGATACTTTCTTATATTTGTGGAAAATAATGAGAAATGACATTCGATGAAACTGTAAACAACATTAAGATTCTTAAGACACTTGAATCTTTAACAGGAGAGGGATCCCAGAAAGCTAAACAAGCATTAATTAAGACCTCTATTAACCCTAAATTGGAGTACATTCTGGACACTTGCTTCAATCCCTTCGTAACAACAAAACTTCACAAGCTAAATTTTCCTGAGAAGTCTAACGGAGAGAATCCTAATCTATGGGATGAATTTAAAGATCTTGTAGAGGATCTGAAAAAAGCACCAGCTGCTAATGATTCATTAAGATCTCGGGCAGAGAAACTTCTTGAATCTAGATTGTCTGAGGACGAGACAGAGGACATTGAATTGAGAAAGAACCTGATGAAGATTCTTACGAAGAGAATGAACATCGGAATTGGTGCAAAGTTAATTAACAAGGCAGTTGGTAGGGAGATGATACCGGATCCCTCTCTAATGCTTGCAACGGACGATCACAAAGTCATAGAGAAATGGGAAAAAATCTATTGTGAGGAGAAGTATGATGGTGTACGTGTAATAGCTGTATATAAGAATGGCGAGATTACATATTTCACTCGTGCATTCAATGAACTGGATGCTTCTTGTTTCCCTAAAATAACTTTTGATCTTAAGCTCTGCATGATAAACTCTGGATTGTCTGGTAATTGGTTCTTTGACGGAGAATTAACAGATTTGAATCGAAAGTCAGTTAGTGGGAAGGTTACCCAAATATTAAAAGGAACAGCGGGAGACTCTATAGAGAGCGGATTCTTATTTAACGTTTTTGATTTCGATGAATTAATTACTCTGGACAAAGGATCTGGTGTTCTTGAATATGTTGATCGTAGACATACGTTGGAAAAGATCACTAAGGTTCTTTCTGAGAATTCTCCAGTTAAGCTTGCACAAATGTGGGAGCTATCTGACCCATCAGAGATCACTGCAATCTACAAAAAAATAGTAGATATCGGAGGTGAAGGAGTCATCTGCAAGGATAACGGGGTTTATGAATGTAAAAGATCTAAATCTTGGGTTAAGTTTAAAGAGGTTAATGAGTGTGATCTGGAGATAATTGGATGGTATCCAGGGGAGGGAAAAAGAGAAGGATTGATTGGCGGGTTTATTTGTACCGATTTATCTAAAACCCTACACGTTAAAATAGGATCAGGTTTTAATGATAACGATCTAAAGGATCTAAGTGAGAATCCAGATTCACACATAGGAAAAATAGCTGCAATCCAATATAATGTAACTATAACAGATAAGCACGAAAACAGATCCTTATTTCTACCACGTTTTGTTGAGATTAGACACGATAAAAATGTAGCTGACGATCTTTCCAGCAAATTTTAAGAAACAACTCACTTTAGCAAATCTAGAAATAATATGATTCAAGAACTTCTAACAGAAAAACTCAGACCCAAGGAGCTGAGACACATGATACTCCCTCCAAGGATATCCAAGATATTTGAAAATGGATTAGGACATAACGTTCTGCTCAGCGGACCTCCGGGATGTGGAAAAACAACTTTGGCCAAAATATTAGCCACTGGGTACCCAAGCATTTTTATAAATGTATCAGACGAAAGCTCTGTAGAAACCATCAGAGTAAAGATAAACGACTTCTGTTCTACTATATCTGTAATGGACGGAAAATCATCTAAAAAAATTGTTATTTTAGATGAGTTTGACGGAGCTTCAGATCAGTTCTATAAAGCACTAAGGGGAACTATCGAAAAGTTCGCTAGCAACGCTAGATTCATTGCTACGTGTAACTATATCAACAAGGTTCCTGATGCTATACAAAGTAGATTTGAAGTTATAGATTTCAATCCAGTAAACAGTGACGAGGAAAATGCTCTTAAACAAGAATGGAACAGAAGAATTGGTTTAATTCTAGGTAAGATCGGTATTACCATAGATGACGATTCATTAAATGAATTCCAAAAGAATTACTATCCTGATTTTAGGTCTGCTCTCAATAAAATCCAGACATGGATGATAGAGGGAATTAAGAATGTAGATTCTGCAAAAATAAATGAGCTTGGATGGTCATATGAGAATTTATACAATTTGATTACTACTTCCAAAGATCCTGTTAAAAATTACCAAAGTATTGTAGGAGAATATCAAGGGAAAGTTGATGAAGTAATGTCTGCTTTAGGAGAAGAGTTTATAAA